AAGCATAAGATAGACATAACGCTTTCTCCTTTTCTCGCCTGATTACTAAGCCATTCAGTACTTTACCGCCTGCTTTATTCCATTTCGGAAACTCATTACAAGCTGCTTTATAATCACCGTTGTTCAAATGTTTATACATTGTTGATTTCCGCATGTTTGAACAACCGCAATTAAACGTAATCGAAGTAACAGCATCAAAAACAGGTTGAGGCAAATGAAAACCATTAGCGTAGCGATTGACACACCGCTCCGCAGTTTTGATATCACCAACCCAACGCTCCGCTATTTCCTCGTCTGTGTAAGCTTTTTGCTGAATGTTACCCGTTGAGCCGATACCTACTGTTAACACATTAGCAGGACAATAATATGGCTCTCTTGCGCATGATTCAGCGTTACCGATTATTTCAAGCCCTGCTTTGCTTGTTCTGATTTCATCCTGATAATTAGCAATAACAATACCGATGATTACTGAAACACTACAAATCGCACTCGTCGCTATTCTTGTTGTGTTTTTCATAGTATTGTTCTCTCAATTTTTTTTTATGATAAAAATCACGACGCTTATACAGCCAATTAATAATAAATGTCGCTATTGATAAAATGATACCGACAATAATCGCAATATCATTCAAACTGAGCGCACCCAATAGCGTACATATTCCGCCCCAGAAATAGGAAACGGGTGATGTATATTTATCCATTCTTGTTTGTTCTGATTTTTTTTAGTTAATGATGTGACAGCGTACTAGCTAAATGTTAGTTATGTGTGTGTGTCTAGCTTTGCTGTCGATTCTGTAGATGTTGACGACATCAATGTCGCCGACATGCGTGAAATTTGGACATAAAAAAACCGCAATTAAGCGGCTTCATTTAATAATTTTATTCGGCAATAAATCTATAAAAATTAAAATTATTTAGATAAAAAGTGTTGACCTTTATTATAGGTTAACCTATAATTATAACCATCAAGTGAGGGACTTGATAAGGTAACCCCCCGACCTAAGACGAGGGCTTAAGGAGAAGAAAAAATGAAATTTTTAATCATATTTCTTCTACTACTTGTAAGTTTTCCGGCTTTTTAAGTAGTATCAAAGGTGGGGCGAAAGCCCTACCGATGTCCTTAAATATATCAATTGACATTTAATAAATCAAGGTAATTTTATGGCAAAATCAATAACAGAAATTCAAGCAAAAAGTGACCAAAAACGTGGAGTTAAAGTAAAAGGCTTTAAACTACACGTTGATGATATCGCATTAATTGAAAAAGCAAGTAAAAGCCTAGATATACCCCAAGCTCAACTTATTGTTGATGCTGTGAAATTTTACCTTGATAATAAAAAGCCTCTTAATTGAGGCTTTCTTTCAAATTCAGCAATGATCGATGTTCTTGTAATGTTAACTCATTGAGATATCGCCTTGGATTGCCGCACATCCAACAAGAGCAAGCTGTTGGTGTTGTCACATGCCTTTTTAGCGATTTTCTAGAATCACCAGAATAAAAATCGTGCTTTCTATTATCTAGACATCGCTTAACTTGATGTCGTCTATATGCTCGTGTTCTCATAAAATTACTCACATATGGATAGCAAAAAGCCCAACTATTTTAGTGGGCTTAAATTCTATGCGTTCAAAACCGCATCATATATATATTATCTATCCGTATATCCGTACAGTCAAGTATTTATTGAATATTACAAGCCTTTCTTGTTGCTGTGATTTGTAGATCCATACCTAACGCATGAATAATTTTAAGCATAGTGTCAAATCTAGGTTTTTTCGCTGATAACGTTTTATATAGACTTTCTCTTCCGATACCTGCTTCTTCTGCTATTTTTGTCATACCTATTGAACGAGCTACATCATTAAGTGCTGCAATAAATTCTTCTGATGAAATATCCTCATGCAAAAATTCTGAAAGATACATTGCTCTTTCTTCATCAGTATTAAGGAATTTTGCCGCATCAAATTGCGTCACTTTAACCATTTTTAATCTCCTTCCAAAGTTTTACCGCTTTGTTTATATCTTTCTTTTGTGTTGACTTATCACCACCACATAATAAGAGATAAGTAATATTTCCATCTTTTGCGTAATATACTCGATAGCCTGCACCAACAGTAATTCGCATTTCGTAAATTTCATCCCTTAAAAATTTATGATCACCAAAATTACCAAAAGCAGCTCTTCGAATTCTTGCTGTTATTACTGTTTTTCCTTTAGAATCTTTCAAGCGTTCTAACCAGTTTTCGAAAATTTCTGTTTGGTTAATTATATTCATACATACACCAATCTTGTATTTATTAAATATTGTATACTTTTGGATACAATAATCAATATTTATTTTATTAAAAAGGGCGTAAAGCCCTTTGTATTGTGTTATTTGATATCTGCAATTAATTTTTTATTAAAATCTTTTAGGTATATTTTATGCATCTTATCTATGTTTAACAAAAATTGGGCATGTTCATGTTTTACATTGAACATGATAATATCTTGATCGTTGTGGTTCCTGAAAATCTTTTTAATAATTTCGCTTTCAGTATCTCGCCTCAACGTTAAATACATCTGGGTTACTTTTAACATTTTTTCAATTTCTGCGCTTATTAAGTAAAGTCTATCTTTTCTTATATGTTGAATACTATCAGCACCAGTTGCGTCACGTACCATTTTCCAAACTCCTTGCATGAATGCTTCAGTGTAGAAAAAGGCATTTGAAATATTATTAATGATATATTTTAAATCTTGCAATTGCTGTGATGTAATGTAATTTGACTTATCAACAACTGAGTATGCACCGGTTTTACGGATTTTTGGAAGTACATCATTAAATACCCAATCTTGAAATTGTTTAGCTTCTGGCTTATTACTTCTAAATATCACTCGGTATAAGTTTGGCTCATTAATAAATACAACGTATTGATTACCGCCATTTGTAGGGAGGTAGATTTTTTCTACCCCCTTATTATCAATCTGTTTTGCTAATAAATCTTTATGGTTTTTGATGTCTAAAACACTACAAACATCTTTTAAGCAAAAGAAAGGTTCGTTATTAATTAATTGAATGCGAACCTCATAAGAAGATTGAAATTGAAAAACTGAAATTTGATTAGTCATAATATTGACCTCGGATGATTGGTTATTTTATAAATCACCACCAACACGCCAATATTGGAGGTGAACTAAGCAAGGTTGGCGTACTGGTTAATCATCCGAATCCAGCGAGCGGTTAAGCTCCCTCACCTAGCCCACCATAGACTAGATATAGAAAAACTGCTTACGCAGTTTGTGCGGATGATATTTGCCTCAGGACGCCAATCCCGACGTTAGATTTTGCTAACGTTTTTTCAATATACATCTTAATTATGTTCATTGTCAACTATGCCACCTTTGGGAATAATTCAATAATATGACCACGAATGAAACATTCAGCAGCAAACAAAATTTTTGTTATATCATCCGTTCTTTTACCCAATATTCTCGCTTGCTTACTACATGAAATTTCACGGAGATAAAAGGATGTTAATACTGCCCAATGCTCAATATTATCTGCTTTTAATCTTAAAACAGCATTATCAATAATCTGTGCCTCTTCTTCTGTTAAATACTGACGATAATCAAAATCCATTGGCGCACCATCAATACCCGCCGATTTTGATGGGTATTCTGTTCCCATTCTTTTTAAGACACGGGTGTTTTTCCATGCTGTTAAAATATCTTTAGTTTCTCTCATTACGCCCCCTTTTTTAATTCTTTTAATTTTTGTTTATACTCAGCTTTAATCTGCTTTATTTGCTCTACCGTGTATTTTTTCGGTTCATGATACCCTTCTAGCCATTCAACTTTTTCTACACCTATTTTTTTCACTAAATTAATTCTGTACTCAATGATGTTCCCTGACTTGTGATTGTTACATGCTGAACATTGCTTATGTACATTCAGCTCACAAAATCGTAACTCTGGACACGCACCAACGCTTCGATAGTGCCCTGCGTGATATTGACCCGTGTGATAGCGTCCACAACTAATACACGGCTCATTTTTGTCTCGCTCTCGAATGAATGCGTTAAATGCTGCTTGAGCGTCTCTTAAATGCTCTGCCCGAGTTTTAATTTTCTCTTTTGTTATTCGTGTTAATTTAATTCTGGTTTGCTCTTGAACGCTGTTATCTTTTGCATATTGAATAGCACAATCAATTGAACAAACCTTGGCGAGTGAGTTAAATAATGCGAACTTTTTACCGCAGTTTTTACATTTTTTCTGTTTTATTTCTCTCTTCATTGTCTGAACTTCGCTTTATTCTTGTAAAACTTACCGCAAGAGCCTTTTACTTCTCCGTTAACACCAACCAATGGTCTATTACAGACAAATAAATCCCAATCAACGTTATATAAACAACCCCCGCCACATTCGGGACATTTAAAATCTGCTTTAATTAATTTGTGTTTTTTCGGCATTGTCGTTAACTCTGTTTAAATTATGCTGATTAATGTATTCTCTGCGTTGTTCTCTAACTATTGCTCGCTCTAATTCCCGTTCTGTATCATCGTATCGTTTCAGTTGTTCCAAGTGTTCGTTTGATTTCATTGTTATTCAGCCTGTTTGTTTTTAAGTTTTTGATATTCACTATCTCTCGGTATTCTCAGTTCAAAACCGTTGTTGTACGACCATGTTTCAATCTGCTGTAAATAAAAATGCATTTCGCCAACATCTAATTCTGATGTTTTAACCAGCTCTTGAGTTGTAGTTATTTCACCTGTTATAACGTTTTTATGTTCAACCTCTTGATAACCTAAAAACATTTTTTTAAAGTCCGCTTTCACGCTCTCCAATGTGTAAACATCTTCTTTTGATCTCCTGTTGGCTTGTTTTGCTATATCGTCGTACCACATGTGAGATAGTGAATTCTGATCAATGCTTCGCTTATCTTTCCAAGTTTTTATTATTAGTCGATATCGTTTATCGCTTAAAACGAGATCAGCTAACAATTTAAAAACAGCTTTAATGTTTGATTTATGTAAGCAAACGTCCTCCATTACGCACCTACACATAAACATTTTTTACTCTCAAAAATTCGCTCGTACTCGTCCGCTTTCGCAATATCTTGCTCTAACGCATCTTTTTTACCTGCTCTGATTCGATATTTCAGAATGTTACCGAGGCAAAAACCGCTAAATTGCTCAACTGTCATACAACGTGCGATAATATCGATAGATTCAACACCGCTGATGATTTGATAGTGTTTTGGATTTTTAATGTTGTCATTCATCACTAAACCTTATTGTTGCTGTTGTTTTATAAACCATTTTCGTATTAACTCCCTTAATTTTGTCTTATCTTCTTCTGAATATTTTTTAACCTTTTCAGATAGTTCTAATTTAATTTTTGATTTATTAGCTCCCTCGGTATTTATCGCTCTCACATAGTCGTATGCTATTTTTTCTAGCATGTGATAGCGTCCCTGAGGACAGTGGTTAATGCGTTGTAACACTAGCTCTACCCTTTTTTAACATTTGCTTAATGCTAGCAATATGCATCATGCTTTTACTTGATGCTCCCTGTTCAGTTTTGCATTCCAACATTGCAAACGTATTTTCTGGTTTTGGCAGATAATGATTAGCTCGCTCTTGTGTTAATAGCCCTGTAAAAACGGCATGGTTTATAGCATCAGCACGCTTTGCTTTATCGCTACCTTGAGAGACAAACACCTCGATAGCTCGTCCGTACATCATCGATTCGTCAACCATTCGCTCATATGCATCAATAAACGTTCGTCTTGCTCCAATTTTGTCGCCATTTCGGTAGACAATCTCAGCTTGTGACCACGCTTTTGCTATTTCATTAGTCCAAACAACGGTATTGGTTTCATCGCTAGCAAGTATTGCAATCGACCATGCTTCATCTGGTGATAAATGATTACTTGAACCGCCCATTAGCTTGATTAAATCCGCAGGTTTCGGCATAAACTGGCTTTTACGCACCCAAGCATTAGCGGCAGCCTTTAACGATTGAATCGGATATTGCCCAAGTGTTGACCAGTAAATATTGACCTTGACAGTACTTGCTTGTTGTCCGTAAATCTCAAGCAATCCACCAATAACCGCTAAAAATTCATCTGTAATCTTTGCCATGGTTAAGCCCTCATACTCTCTAAAACAGCCCTATTACGTTCAGAAAGGGTCATGAATTTAGATGGTGCACTATTCGTTGCCTGTTGATGATTATTCAAATATCTATACTCGAATGTTTGCCAACCCCGACTTAAAGTCATTTCAATAAGTTCGTTAGCGTTATATCCAGCTTGTACAGCTTTGTTTAATTCTCGAATTAGATAATTAACAGCGCCTTGGGTTAGCGGTTTCTTTATCGATTTTCTAAATTTAATAAAATCATCAATAAGATTTTTTTCTAACACGCCATCAAGTCCAGAAAAATCGAATCCGTTAATAACTAGGTTATTGACTGGTTCTTTGACTGGTTCAATAATATGACTGGTTATGGGTGCAGCATTTGCACCATGGGATGGTGCAGGAGATTCACCACTAGGTGCAGGATTTGCACCACTAATGGAACCATTTGCACCATAGGGTGCAGGATTTGCACCACTAAAATTGAGGTAATAAATATTAGATTTATTTAATCCATTTTCTGATTTTCTACTTTCAATTTTTAGTAATCCATCAACCTCTAATTGCTTAATATGATTTTGCACTGAGCGCTCAGAAATTTCGCATTGATCAGCAATGTAAGCGATCGATGGAAAGCATTCGCCTTTATCGTTAGCATTATCAGCTAGTTTAATTAAAACTAGCTTTCTAAGCGGATTGCCAACCTTTAATTTCATGGCTTCAACCATTAATAACATGCTCATACTTAAAGCTCCGTACATTTATTTTTTAATACATATATCCAACCGCCAACAGAAAAATCATTAGGTAATAAATAATCATCAACTAACTTAAATCTAGTCATTAAAATCACCTCGTTGACATGTTCTGTAATATGATTTATTCTGTTTCATGTTATTGATTCCCATTCAGAGATAACACGCCACTAACCCTAATTAGTGGCTTTTTTATATCATTTCATCAATTTCTAAGTATTTCTTCGCTAGCGTTTTTATTGATTTCAGCTCTGCTTGTGACACTTCTAACGAATCATCAGGAACAACTTTTAACCCTAAACAAGTTATTAGTTTTGCAATCACGGGAATATCATCGTTTTTTAATCTAGATATTTTTGACTCGCTCATACCCAACTCTATTGCAATAGTTGTCTGTGTTTTTTCTGCAAGACGTTGCAAGATTATGCTTTCAATCTTTCTCGCTCTTTCATTTGTTTTATTCGATAATTTTTCCATTGATTTGATCTCTGTTATTTTTTCGATACAAAGAACTATCTACCTTTAATTTTCCATTGGTAAATTCTTGTAGACGATACGCGTTTTTTTCTGGGATTATTTCGCCCCACTGGGAAACAGCAGCAGGACTAATCATCAAAGCATCAGCTACCTTTTTGGGGCTTTTAAAATAATTAATAACTATTTTTTTTAGCATAATTTAAATCCATTAATTTAAGACTTCTAAAATATTACATTGTTAGAAAACTTAAGTCAATATGATTTAAGATAACTTAAACAATAAAAGAGGTGTCAAATGACAACAGAAACAATTGGCCAAAGAATACGGAGGCGAAGAAAAGCCTTAAATCTTACGCAAAAAGACTTGGCTAAATCTTTACAGGATGCTAGCCATGGGTCAATATCACAATGGGAATCAGATACAACATCACCCAGCGCTAAAAATTTATTCGACTTATCAATAGCTCTTGAGTGTGATTTTGCATGGCTTCTGAATGGTGGAGAAGAATCCAATGTCGTTCCAGCGTCATTAAAATCTTTCAAGGTACCTTTAATTAGTTATGTACAAGCAGGAGTTTGGACTGAATCATGCGAATTAAGAGATTCAACAGGATTTGAATATATTATGACTTCATTGGAATTATCAGATAAAGCATTTGCATTACAAATAAAAGGCGACTCAATGGAGCCAGAATTTAAAGAGGGTGATGTTGTCATTATAGATCCAGCTGTTAAACCTATTCCTGGTGAATTTGTTGTTGCAATGAATGGCGAATCAGAAGCTACGTTCAAGAAATATCGAGAGTTAGGATATGATGAACATGAAAGAATGCAATTTGAGCTAATTCCGTTAAATACTGACTATACAACAATGAGTACATTAACCCAGCAAATAAGAATAGTTGGCACAATGGTTGAGCATAGAATATTTAGACGTAAAAGATAATAGTTCCAAATAAAACACAGCTAACCGCTTCGGCAGTTTTTGTAATAAACAATTAGACGGATATTTAAAATAAAAGGAGAAATAAATACGTTGTATTTATGAAACAGTTTAATTCCACCTAAAATTACTTGGAGATAATGATAAAGTATAAACAACATGATACACTGTATATACAAACAGTATCGTTGAGGTAAATATGATTACTTATTTTTTAAGATTATTGTTAACAGCAAGTTCAATAGCTCCCGTTTGTTTTACAGTATCATTTATTGGATTTATAAATAATAATTACTATTTATTATACATACCGCTTTTTATAGGTGTTTTTATTTGTGTTCTGTGTGTTGTAACTATTGGTTTAATAAATAAGCATGTGCAAATATTAAAGAAAAAAATTACATCTGTTACTCCAGCTAACAAAGAAATTACTAATTACTTTTTAGCCTATGTATTCCCCTTACTTGGTTCTGAATCAATTTTTCAAAACGCAAGTATGACTATTTTTTTCTTCGTATGCCTAATTGGATACACGCTTTTTTCTGAATCATACAATTTCAATCCACTTTTATCTTTATTTGGTTACAAATTTTATGAGGCTCAAGATTCTACAGGTGTTGGATTTGTTTTATTATCAAGAAACACTTTAGTATCGATAAATCCAAAAAAATCAATTAACATGAAACAACTATCTGATTATATTTATATTTATTATGATGGAGATGGAAATTAATATGATGTACTCATTATTTGCTATTATGAATGACAACGTTGCAACTGGTGTATTAATAATAAATATGTCGGCTAATACCCAAAAAAAAGTAACAAATATATTAAACCAACAGTTAAGCGTTTTTAACTCTCATTACAATCGTGAAATAGAATATTGTGCAGGTTATACGCCAAGCCCATCTGAAATATTTATAATAGATAATTTTACAGACTGTCGTGAATTATTTCAGTATACCTCTGGAGAAAAGACAGCAACGGAATTTAATCCCAAAAAACACTCTGCAGATAATATTAAATGCCTTTTTACGGGTAATTCAAAAACAATAATTTTACAAAATTTTGATAAAAAACAAGTGTTAAATGTAAATAAAACTTTATTTCTTTCAAACAGCGTTTTTGAATTATCTACATCCATTGGATTTAATTTACCCGATAAATTAGCTGGAGTAGTAACTGAAGATAAAATCAAGTTCAAATCACTTCAAAATTTGAGAAAAATATTTAATATGGACAAATATTTTAGAGAAGCCACAGAGGAAGAACTAAAAACATTTGTTGCAAATGATAAATTTTATACCGATCCAGGGTTTGATATCATCAAAATATCTGACACCGAAATTTTAACAAAAGTGGCTTTAATAAGTAAAATTAAAACAATGACCCACTCCATTTCTAATATAAAAAAATATGCCAAACAAGTGGGGTTTACTTTAAAAACAACCATAGATAATGGCGAAGAAAAAATAGTAATGCCTACAGATAAAAAAGAGATAAAGCTACTTTTAAGCTTTTTAAATGAAGACATTTTTAAGTCAGGGATGTCAAAACAAACATATAAATCAAACTCCAAAAGACCAATATAAACAAATAACTGATCGCCCCACTCCATTCGGGGCTTTTTTCTTTCACGCCTAAAATATCCATAAAGTAAACAAAGCCTCACAAAAAACAATTTAACACTTCATTAATCATATCCCTTATTACTCTAAAAATAAAAATCATAAAACACTTAAATCAACTTTAGATATCTAAAATATTTTATTGACAATTAATTTTAGATATCTTAAATTATTACACATCAAAACAAATCAACTTAACAAAAGAATTAAGCAATGCCACGAATTACTTAATTAGTTAAGCGAGATTCAAGTAGCTAGCTGAAGCATATGAAAGTACAGCGGTTTTGATAAATAGTCGAACGGCGCGACTTAAACCCCTGCGTCGGGTGCTTGGCGGGTTCATGAAGAACGGCAATAAGACACGATAAATTAGATTTCAAATTAAATAATTTTCACGGAGAGTTATTTAATTTGATAACAAAGAGGTAAAACATGGCTAAAAAAGAAATTGGAATAAAGCTAATTGTCGAAATTGATGATGACGGGGGGTATTCTCACAAACACAAGTAGAGTACGACCCAAAAAGTTTGAAATCTATAACAGATAAAGCTTTTATTTCATATCTCAATGAAATGATGTCACAGCACGCACAGCCGATTGTCTCATCAGCTCTTGCGCTTGCTGAATTGAGAGAAAAATTATCATTATACGAATGATAAGTTGGACGATTAAATCAATGTTCAAATCAAAGCGCATTTTAACAAGTGCGCTTGAGTTTGAGATTAATAATAACTGTAGAGGTTAACATATGGATCTAATAGATAACAGCATTACCGAACCATGGAAAATAAATGCAGAATTACGACGACTAGCTCACAATCCAAATACTGACGCAAAAACACTTGCTGAGCTAATTAGATTTGGGAGTTCGAGCATCAGAGCAGCTGTTGCGTGCAACAAAAACGTATCGCGTGAAACTATATTAATTCTTTCAGAAGACATAGATCATGTGGTTCGATATGAAGCCGCTAGAAATGAAACTCACAAAGAGTGGCTTAGACGTCAAAAAGCCTTATTTCTACCATTATCAACACTGTAAATTGAGGTAGGTCTATGCTATTACATAGAGCTGTAGAGAACGCTTACGAAAATGCCTATTGTAAAATGATGAACAATACCGAAATGCAAGACGCTAGAGATGATTGGATTGAGGCTAGAGCCGAAGAGTTAATAAAAAATTTCGGTAACGACAACGATTGGCAAATTTTAGAACTACTAAAAATAAAACTAGAAAGTAACAGCATTGATTTTGACATTTACAACCAATTTATAACCGATATTTGCTACTCACAAGCCACGCTTGAGTATAACCAAAATTTTTGACAGTTCGGCGAGTACATGCAAGTCCTCTTGCTCGTGAATTTAGTAGCGGGCTTTTTTACAGAATTAGCAAGTAGTTAGCGATTATAAGGAAGGAATGAATAATGAATAAATTAACACCGCAAAATAAACATCAAGAGCACATGATACAGATTTTATTAGCAAAAATGCAGGGATTAACTGTTGAACGCAAAATAAACTATGTTTGGAGCTGGTCAAACCCTAATGACATTTTTTTAGATTCAGAGTATCGCATCGCACAGAAACCAACTCCTCTGCCGATCACGCGTGAAATTTGGGCGATGATTGCTGAAGAATGGAAATGGGCATCAATGGATAAGAGTAAAGACGTTAACTTCTTCACTCATGAACCAGCTATCTATAAACCAGATGGGATCTGGGGATTTAATGTTGGGAATTATTGCCAGAGCATTTTAGCTATCAACACTAACGGAATTAATTGGGAGCAATCACTCACAAAACGACCTGAGGACGTCTAAATGAACACAATACCTATTGACTACGTTGGCTGTAATGTACATGAAACAGACCGATTTAACATTAATTACAAATTAACAAAGGGCGAACAAATATACGCCCTTTTTTGTACCTACATTTTGACGCTGGGCGGATTATTTATGTTGTTTCGCTGGATGTTGGAAGTGGCGACGGAGTGAAGATAATGAAACAAGGTATTTATTACGATATATCTAACGAAGATTATCACAATGGCGCAGGTATTAGTAAATCGCAACTAGATTTAATTGAAGAAAGTCCCGCTCTTTATCAGTGGGTAAAAAATGCGCCAGCTGATAAAAGTAAAATGTCATCATTGGACACGGGGACAGCTTTTCATTGTTTGCTATTAGAGCCTGATGAATTTAAAAATCGCTTCATAATACCTAAGCCAATCAATTTAAGAACCAACGCAGGAAAAGCTGAGTACCAAGAGTTATTAAAAACGGCAGAAGAATCAAATCAAACCATTATAACTAGTGAAGATTATAAAAAATTGCTTCTAATGCGTGATAGTGCAATGGCTCATCCGTTAGCTAAATGGATTATTGAAGAACAAGGGCGTACAGAATCATCTATATATTGGAATGATATTGATACTAATATTTTGTGCCGATGCCGACCTGATAAGTTTATAGAAAAATTTAACTGGGTGGCAGACATAAAAACATCTGCTGATATTGAGCGATTTTATGCTCACTCATATGACTATCGCTATCATGTGCAAGACTCATTTTATAGTGATGGCGTCCAATCTCTTGTTGGAGAAAAACCTACTTTCGTTTTTTTAGTAGTTAGTACAAAAATCAATTGTGGTAGATACCCTGTAAAAACTTTTATATTAGATGAGATCGCTAAAGAGATTGGTCGTAAAGCCTATAAATCTAATTTATTTAGATTCAAACAATGTACAGAAGATAACAATTTCCCAGCACTTCAAACATTATCATTGCCTTATTGGGCTAAGGAATTAAAAAATGAATGAACAAAATCAACCTCCTATTGCTAAATCTGACCTAGAAAAAACTCAACTAACAAATTCAGAAAAAAAGCCAACAACATTAGCTGAATTAATTAATTCTCCAAAAATTAAAAACCAATTTGCCATGGCACTACCAAAACACATGAACCCTGACAGAATGGCAAGAATTGTTACAACAGAAATTCGCAAAACTCCAGCATTAGCAAACTCAAACATTCAAAGCTTTTTGGGAGCGGTTGTTCAATGTTCACAATTAGGTTTAGAACCAGGAGGTGCCCTTGGGCATGCCTACCTACTTCCATTTGGTAACGGTAAAGCAGCGGATGGGAAATCTAACGTACAGTTAATTATTGGCTATAGAGGCATGATTGATCTTGCTAGGCGCTCTGGACAAATCATCAGTATATCAGCAAGAACAGTTCGAGATGGTGATGATTTTCATTATGAATATGGTTTAAATGAAGATTTAAAACACACCCCAAAAGCCGACGAATCAGCACCAATCACATATGTTTATGCTGTTGCTCGCCTGAAAGATGGCGGCTCCCAGTTTGAAGTAATGACATTCAACCAAATTGAATCGGTTCGCAAACAAAGTAAAGCTGGGGATAAAGGTCCTTGGATGACGCACTGGGAAGAAATGGCAAAAAAAACAGTCATCCGACGATTATTTAAGTATCTACCTGTTTCAATTGAAATCCAGCAAGCTGTAGTTTTAGATGAAAAAGCGGAAGCCGGCATAAGTCAAGATAATGAAATGATTTTAGACGCTGATTTTTCTGTGGTCGAAGCATAACCGTCCTAGTGACGGTTTTTTTTATTAAAAGGGAAGAGTTATGTTTTGCAAAAATTTAATAATATATGAAATCAATAATATTGATATTTTAAATAATATCAATAATGAATTATTACAGAAAATTACATTTACTCCGTGTTCACCGAGTGATTCAGTAAGAGGTGGTTTTATTTCACCGCTCGGCAATTCAGACGAGTTAATGATTGATATTCAAGGGCAAATGCTACTTAAATACCAAACTGAACAAAAAACAATTCCTGCGGACGTTATTAATCGTGCGTTAAATGAAAAAATAGAAAAGCAAGAGCTAGCTCTATGTAGGAAACTAGGTAAATGCGAAAAATCATCATTAAAAGATGAGGTAATAATTGAATTGTTACCCAGAGCCTTTAGTAAATTTAATCAGTTTAATGTATGGATAAATAAACGAGATAAATTTATAGCAATAACAACGTCAAGTTTTAAACAAGCTGAATATATTTTAGCTATTTTACGCAAAGAGCTTGGTTCACTAGCATTAACGCCATTATCTATTGACAAACCACTTGAACAAATCATGACTACATGGGCTAAAGAAAATCTGAATTTTCCACCATTTGTATTAGGCGATCAAGCAGAACTAAAGGATCCTCTTGAAGGGAATGGAATTATTAGCTGTAAAAACCAAGAAATTAACAGTCATGAAATGTTAGCTCACTTTGATTCTGGGAAATGGATAACAAAAATTAGAATCATTGATGATCGCGGTGTTAGCTATGTTCTAGATAATAATTTTGTATTCAAAAACATTAAATTTGATCAATCTGTTATAGATGAGAACGAGGACGCGTCACTTGATGATAAGAAAGCGCGTATAAAAGCAGATTTTTTCTTAGCCTCAAATGTCTTATCTAAAACAATAACTGAGCTAAAAGATGTACTAGATAAGATTATTTAATTTAAAAAACGTTTGGTATATGCGTTGATAATTAGTGTTAGCAGAGACACTGTCCGCAATTGCAGTTAGCCCGCTAATTTGAAATATACAAGCCGTATTGTTTGATAGACGGTAGTCGCGCCGTTGGCGACAGAGTGACACTCCCAAAATCACTACAACAGAGGATTTTAAAATGGCAATAATAAACAAATCAAACACAAAACAAAGCGAAAAAGATTACTGGCGAACATCAGAATCATTGATCAATGATGCGTTAAAACTGCTGAATATAAAAAGTTTTGATACTGATGTATGTTGCTCAAATGAGAGCGTGAAAATAAATAACGCCGTCTGTTATATAACAGAATCTGACAATGCGTTAGAGAGTAATTTATGGTTTTTGTCTAGTATCCCAAGCGGGACCGCATTTTGTAATCCACCATTTTCGCGAAAATGGGAATTTTTCCAAAAAGCGGTAGAGCAAGTTGACAGATGGAGCAGGCAGGTATTACTGGTTCTGCCCTACACCCCTGCCACAAAAGCGTGGAGTGAAAACGTACACGGACAAAACTGTATTATTTATGTCCCAGACGGTCGTTATCAGTATTTATTACCGAACGGTGAAAAATCAGTGAATAACTGTAATTTTGATACGTGCCTAATTCTGATTGTGCCGTTTAAATGTGGTAACGTAATTGTTAATTACAAGAGAAATTTAAGTACGTAAAAACATATAAATTAACAATATTTATTTTTATTTATAATTTGATACAACTTGATGAGGTAACCATGGATATTAGAAAGGTGACGGCAATGAATTTTTGGAATAAATATCCAGATAACGTGCCAGAAAAAGAAAACGGCATTGCTCAAAAGCTGTGTATAGTACGTATTAGGTTTTTAAATAATTGTGGTGAATTATGCGAGTCAACAACATATGACTGGTATGACGAACACGCTGAATTCGATGAGTGGATAGATGATTATGTTGGCGAATGGTCTGAGCATGATAACGATGAAATAACTCACTGGATTTATGCAGATGAGATACCGCTACCTGAGGGGTGATTATGATTACAGATGAAGAGTGGAAAAATTTAAAGTCGGGGGATGTTATTTGGTTTACGCTCGAAAGTGCATTAAAACCACAAACCCTCATAATTGCAAAAATAACTGAAAATAGTGTTTATTGTGACAATACGAGAATTAATAAAAAGAGCTATTTATTACATTCGAGTTTGAACAACGCTACGCAAGCAGTGAATTTTAGATTAAAGATGCAAAT